TATAAAAAAAACACCCCCCCTACGGTATTACCCCCCCTAGGTGTATTTAAGCATTTAAGCCCTTATTTAAGGGTTTTTACTGTTTAGAGCTTTGCGTCTATCTTCTTGACGTTTTTCTTGATTACAGCTTTTGCATACGACTTGGAGGTTTTTGAGGTTGTTTGTCCCTCCTTGTGATAGGGGGATGATGTGATCCACTTCAGGTTTGCAACTGTGATTTGTTTGAGATGAATAGTTTTTTTCTGTGCTGCCAAGTCTGTGTCCACATATACGGCAAGTGAATGATGAAGCGAGGAGGTACCTTCTATTCATTTGATATACAGGGTCGTTGTATGCCTTGCGATATGCAGGGCGTTGAGGTCGGTTTCTTTCTTTAGCTCTGCGACATTTCGAGCATCGGGACCCGGTTGGTATGAGCGTATGACAGTCTAAGCATGGAACCATAAGAGTGTTGCTGGTGCAGTAGTTGTGTTCAGCTGGATCGGGCGGTTGCGAAATCCAGGTGTGTCCTCTTGTCCGTCTATATAGAAGCGAGGTAGTAGATACTGCACCAGCTAAGAAAATATTGCCATATAAACGCGAGCTTCGCCAGTACCGCTGGACATAAAAGAATAAGGCGCTTTATTAATAGCAACTCTTTGTTGATAAATAAGGGTTTTCTGTTGTCATAATTATTGACAATCACCCTTTTTTCTAGTAATTTGAAAAATAAAAAACAAAAACAGGAGAAAAAAATGAGAGCAGAAACAACAAGCACAGAAAGAATAGCAACAGCAGTCGGGAAATATACGGCTCGACACACGATGAGAATAAACCGCTTCTTTCGTGATCCAGCTGTTCAAGGTGAGTGTTCAATCGGGATCATCCCATGCGGATCAGCTAAGAGAGATCATCCAACAAGAGCTAGGAATCTTTACACAAGCACCAACTTCCAAGCACAACTTGAATGTGCTGAGAGACATTGCGACTTCGTGTTCATCCTCTCAGCAAAACATGGACTCGTTAACCCTGACGCAATGATCGCTCCCTATGACGTAAAGATGGGAGATGAAGGAGACATCACAGTTGGTTACATTGCTGAACAACTCACTCAAATTGTCGAAGATTCTTACCTTCTTTCAGACAACAACTATCAGATCGACTCTTGGCTACCCAAGACATACTTTGCTCGCCTAACCGAAGCACTTGCTTTGACTGATATAAGCGTTGAGCCATATCAAGTCATGCAAGGTAACTGCGGAATAGGTGAACAAAAAGCAATGGTCAAACAGATCATTGAATCTCACAAGGAGAGAAACTAAAAACATGAAAACAGAAACAGAAACTTGGAACATCCGAATCCAGTTAGGCAACTGGATGGGATACGTACAAATTCCAAAAGACGCATTGCCTGAAGCCATTGATGCTCACTCGTTCGCGATTGATGCGATCAAAAGTTCAGCACATGAACAAGGGCTTACTGAAGAATACTCAAACATAAGAATGGTTGACTACCGATCCTGTAAGGAGGGAAAGTAATGAGTTTGAATTGGAACATAAGCAAGTGTGAAAACTGGGAACGCTTGATGGAAAATGATGAATACCCAGTTACCGAAGCATTGATTCATTGGATGATGATTGTCGGCTTTCAAAACATCACGGAAAAGAATTGGGGCAAGGTTTTCGCCCGACTTGAGATGATAAAAGAAGGCAACTTCACAATAGATGACGTTCATGCTCGAATTGGACTATCAACAAACTGTCAGGAATTGACAGACGCTCAATGGGCGAAACAACAAATAACAAACACAATCATTCATCGTGCCAACAGCGTTAAAGCAGAGAAGGAGGGAAAGTAATGGGTATGAGTTGCAGAGAATTAATGGAAGGACTTGACAGAGTTCTTGAGCCACTCGGATGGACAACTGAGTGGTACAACAGCGGAGGCAACTGCATGATAATTCAAGTCAATGCTTTCGGTGAACAATATCCGTGGACAGCAGGGCTAGAGGATTACTCAGGAAGCGAAGAAACTCCATTCATTTGGATTACCGGAGCTGAGACAGTTATCCCTGAAGATAGATACGCAGGGTCAGGTGGTGAACCTTTCTCACCTTGGGAACTGGACACCGACCTGAGTGACTTTATTGATGAGAGAAACTCCACATTGGGGTTAGAGCGCCTCTCATGGGATGAGTTCCATATTGGTCACTACGCCAACTGGCATGACATGGAAGAAAATGCTACCCATTTTCAGCACTCATACATCAAAGGCGTGGAGAATCTTGCCAGCAGTCTTGTCGCAATGATAAGAGCCTTCTATCTTCCGATAACCAGCGAAGAAGAAGCGGTTGCATGGACAGACGCTCTTGCCTTCCTTGACTTTGATTTCCACTTGGATGACGACCCTGACAAAATCGAAGGAATAGTTAACCAATGGCATTGGCAACAAGAGAAAGTGTTCAGGGCTGACTACACGGAGCATATATTCACGGAGGAACTAGCTGACCATATTCGCTATCGACAAGCTGAATGGAGATTCCAAGGTGGATGGGGACTCTTTGAGCTATACCCCGAAGCGTGGGCGAAATGGGATCCAACAAAGGTAAACACTCGAATGACATTTGAAAAGGCGGGAAAGTAATGAACGCTAAAGAAGCAACCCTTGGTCTTTTGACAGGACTACAACAAGAGATGAACGTGCTTGAGGCTCATCTTCATCAAGTGATGAGAGATGCAAGAGAGCATGGAGCAAGTCTGAGAGACATCGGGCAAGCATGTGGAATCAGCCACGAAAAAGTTAGAAAAATACTGGAGGAAAAATAATGAATAAAGTAACACCAATACCCGAAGCTAAAATCGCTGTCGCCAACATGCTGAATCAGCTGAGACACAACGAAGATGGTTTGTTCATAGTTGTTGCCTCGTTTGAGAACGAGGACAAGAGCGACACCGAATCTTTTTGGACAGTAGCTCATGGCTTGGATGATGCAAGAGACACTTATTTGGCTCAAATGGAACAGGATGGTTACTACTCAGGGGGAATCTTTGCCTGTGTTGAATCAGATATCTTTCCCACTCTTTACGAGGAGGTTCAATAATGGAAAGACTCCCAAACTCTGTTGATTTCAAGGAGTGTGTCGATTGCGGAAAAAACGTGATCTACGACACCGAAAAAGACTGTTGGTTTCACATTGAGCTACATGAGGAGTGCAACCCCTGTTTTTTAGAAGATCAGAACAACTGGAAATAAAACGTCAGATCACCAGCTGGTGAATTAGCCCCCATCGAACAAGGTGGGGGCTTTTTCCAGTTTTGAGATAGCTAGTTCACAATTCTTCTCCTGAAGCTCTATTCCGACAGCTTTGATTTTCAATTCCTTAGCTACAACAAGGGTGGAGCCTCCACCAGCGAAAGTATCCAACACCTGGTTTGGTGAAACAAACTCCAAAAGGTTACGGATAAGCCCTTCAGGTTTGCCCCACGCTCCCATTCCGTTTCTCATGTTTCTTGGATACTCCAACACGCTTCTCAACATCTTTCGCTCTCTTGGGACATAAATTCTTTCATCATAAGTGTCCATTCCAACCGATCCTGAGCCTTTATTTTGCGGAGTTCGATCTTCGTTCTTTTCGCCAACATACGCTTCGCCTGTTTCGCCGTATATGCAGATCAGTTCATGGGTTTGTCTTGGTAAACGGTGAGAAACCCATCGACCATCTTTGAAATACCAAACAAACTCGCTTCTTGGTTTTCCGAAATGGTTCTCAACAACAGCTCTGTGTTGCCAATTCGTGAAAATAATCTTCTTCGGGATTTGCTCGAACTCACCGGGTCCAACTTCTTCCCAAATATCAAAAGGGGGATCAAGAAGAACACAATCAAAATCTGAAACATTCAAAGAAGGCAAAACAGAGCGATAATCGCCGTGAAATAATTTGACGTATTCATCTTGGTAAACCAGTTCATTCATTTTTGTTCATTTAAGAGAATAAGAGCCAAATAAGCCTGTTGCCACACGACCCCATTCCCAAGAGCTTTCAGTTCAGCAACTCTCGAAAGTCCGAGATCTGTGATGTAACCGAGAGGGAGTCCCATCATCCATTCGACAAAGGAAGGCGAAAGTTTCCCATCCTTCAATCCAGGTGGAGCTGTTCTTCCTGTGACTTCTTCCCATCTTCTGACAGCTGTACCATAACCACCCCAGTCAGAATGCTCCTGTCCGCTTGTCTCTGATAATCCATGTTCCCTGTGTCTTTGTGATCTCTCGAAACTGGAGTCGGCAACATTTTCACCGCTATCGGCAACGGCATCCCTATCCTTCGACCTTTTGAGTTCTTCAGCTGTGCATCCTTCTGAATCCTCTCCTCCCATTGCTCCTGAGATTCTCTCTGTTCCCAAGCTGTCGGAGTCGGTAGAAGCTCCAAATACGCCACTTGATCCGACAGGTCGTACCTTGTCTCTGTTTCTTCCTCCCCCTCTTTCCTGAAGTAAACCTTTTCCACCGCTCTCTCCTTGAATCTCTCCGGGTCCCCCTGCATGTGATGAGTTGATTGAGGCGTTTTCAGGTAAGCGATCTGATCCGTCAGGTCGAATCTTGTCGATCTGTTGTTCAGAAGCCCCCTTTCCACGTATCGTTCGGGTCGCCCCTGATCTTTTTCGCTTGCTGTCGGAGTGACTAGCAATACAGAACCATCTAGCCCTTCGGTGGCAAGCTCCAGCATCGCTCGCTCGTACAATTTGCCATTGACAGTCATACCCGATTTCGGTAAGCGATCCAATAACGCTGGTTCCTCCGAGAGTAAGGATGCCTGAGACATTCTCCAAGAACAGCTCAGGGAATCCCAAAACGCCGAGGGAGTCGGCAATGTATTGAAAGATTGCTCTTTCATCTTCATCTCCTTTTCTATCTATTCCAGCTGTTGAATACGGCTGGCATGGAAAACCGGCACAAATCAAATCCACTTTCGGGATGTCATTCCAGTTCTCTATTTGTGTTAAATCTCCAATGTTGGTGACACCTGGAAAACGGTGTTCAAGAATTTTGTTGCAGTTTTTGTCAACTTCTGAATACCAAAGCATTTCAGCATCCTCGAAATACGTTTCAACAGCGTGATCAAGACCGCCATATCCGGTGCAAAAACTTCCATACTTCATTAGAAGTTATACATACAAGAACGGCACCACCAAGCCTTCGCTTGTCTGATTCTTTCTTGTTCAGCTTCCGTAGGTTCTTCACCTTTGATTTTGAATCTTTTGATCGGTCCATCATCGCCACAATCTCGACAATAGGTGTGAAGCTCCAGTTCTTTCACGATTGCCTCCTGTATTTCTTTCTCAATGGAATAAGCCGGCGAGTGTCCACTCCGTCTGTGAAGGTGTGCCATGAGGTTCCCTTCTTAGGGTCGAAGTGTTGCCTTCCCCAAATAGTGTCAATGTCGGAATGAACAGCGACCTTGTTCTTTTCTTTATCAGTCAAGGATTGTTTCCCCTTCCATGTGATTCAAGTCGAATATCTGAACAACCACGAAGCACTTGTCTCTGTTGTTGGTGAGAAGCACAGGTTCATGGACTTCGCACCACTCGTAAGAACAAAAGCCCTTCTCGATTCCTTCTCTTATCCACTTTTTTGCCTCATCCTTCATCTTTGGTTCGCTCCTCTCCGGTTCTTCTCAAGTATTCGTAACATGCAGGACATCGCCCTTTTTTTGCTCTAGGAACACAAGGCTCTGAACAGTTCAAACAAACAGCGACAAGATTCACTCGTTCTTTCTTCTCAGCTGGAGTAAGCGTCATTTTTGAAATTGATTGAGCTTCATATAACAAAAGTTTTGCTTGTTTTATGCAATGAGCAAGACGGTCAGCTTTCGTTGAGCATTCATCAGGGAAAAGAACAGCAAGTTCGACAGGACTACCACCCGAACCAGGAGAACGGATTTTGTCCAACCGTGTGTCTGCTGGGAATCCTGACCTTCCCCAGCTTTCCAAAAGTTTATGAGCTGGAGAAGCAGAGTCTTTGAGATACTTCATTGAAGATTCAATCCCCCGAATATGGTCATTGATTTCGCTTCTTCTCATCGTGTTTCGATCCCTAAAACAAGAGCTTTAGCTTTCGCAGGATCGTTCCTGTATCTCTTTCGATCAGTTTTAATTAACCCAGCCCAAATGCCTTCTTCTTCGATGGGTAAATCTCCGAAATACTTGTTGGCATGGAAAGAGTTTTCAAAACATTCATTCCAAACAGGGCATCTCCCGCAATAATGTTTGACAGCTTCACGAACTACCCTCGATCTGCAACCCCCTTCAGGGAAAAACATTTCAGCTGGTGCGTCTTTACATGCCGCCAAGAGAAGCCAATCCGAATTTCCACCTGTCTCAGTTACTTGCACTCCCAATGGTGCCACCCTCCTCCACGTTTTTTCAAAGCTAGATACGCTCCAGCTCTAATGTTTGATTCAGCGTCATAGCGCGCGTTCAAACTACAATCAACGCCTGCTTCTTGACAAACCCAAAGCCACGTTCGCGGTTTGAATTGAAAAAGCCCTGAAGCATCAGTTGAAGGGTTGTTCGCGTAAGGATCGAACGCAGATTCGCAACCAACAATCCTGAGAGCTTTGACAGCGTTTTCAACACCGAACTCTCTGATAATAATTGCCGCCGTATACAAGTCGCCTTTTCCAACATCACATAGCCCTGTATATCTTTCAGTTGCATCTGCTTCATCAGCGAGCGCCAAAACAAACAACCAAACAACAAGAAAGAAACCAAGAAGAAACCTTCTTACTGACTTAAAAGCCATGCGTATTGCCATTCACTAAAACTTGGAAGGGGTGAAGGCTCTCCCCAAAAAGGGTCGTCATATCTGAGAATCGTGTCGAACCTCGACAAATAGTGTTCATAGTAAACACCAGCTTGGATAAGAATTGGAGCTGGAGTTCCTGAAAGAACTATTCCGTTGTAAAGAGTGACAGCTGAGGAATCAAGTTCACCGGCTTCGATAAGCTCCACAACTTCGTCATGGGCTTCTTGTGGAGTCATATAAAGATAACCAGTTGGGAGTTGTCCTGGATTGCCGATCTCAAGTCCAGCTGTGACTGGATTTATTGTTAAAACTGAAACAGCAAGAGCTGTCATAACAAAGATTATTTTTTTCATATTTGATGTCCATTCGTTGAAGCGTTACTCTCCGGGTCCAAATTTTCTTGTTGACTTAAACCAACTTTTATTCCTTCACTTACTGAATTCATTAGCGAAATAACACTTGAGAAGATATCTGATCTTAGTTTGTCCATGTGCATGGCGATGAATTTCATCATCCCAATATGAGCAACAAGAAAAAGAATCAAACACAGAATAAATATGACCATCGTTTCCCATCTCATTACAGTTTTCCAAGTTCATAATCGACAGCTCTACGAATAAATTGTGAACGTGACAACTTGCCTCGTTCATCATCAATCAAATCGAGGGTATCCAAGTCGAATTTCACAGGCACTCTTGCAGTCTCTAAACCGCCACGCCCTCGTTCAACAGGATCGACCCATTCTTCTTCCTCCTGGTTTTTATCATCAGGCTGTTTGCCGAATGTTCTTTTCAGTAGCGCCATTTTCTATTTCCTCCTTGAATAGCCATTGTTTAGTTTTATTGCAATACTGCATTTCTCCGTATTCTGATTCAATAATTATTTGCTTGTTATTTACTCTGTTACTTACTTGTTTGTAGTCGTCTGACGACCTAGTGCCTTCATTTACCTGACCTAGTACCCCTATTTTTGCAACCGAGTCATTTCCCGACCCAGTATCCTCGCGACCTAGTGTAGGGATTTGAGCTTTGTATTTGTTGGAGATTCTTTCACCTCCTGTTGGTGAGCCACCTTTTCTCACCTGAATGATCCAACCAGCTTCAATCAACTCTTTAATCCCTTTTTTAACAGTCGTAACCGAATAACCGGACTGTGCTGCCAAAGTCTGAAACGAAGGGTAAGCATTGGAACCATCCATTTTCATCCAAGTGGATAACCACATGCCGATTGCTTTCGCAGGAGCTGAGATATCTGTTTCGCCCAACTTTTTTTGCCAGTTGAACTTGAAATATTCACTCAAAGCTCCTCTTTTCAGATGACCAATGACCCATTGGACTCTCTCGAAACGCCTTAGAAGCGATCTGTGGAGGAGTTTTTTTAATCATCAATGTCAATTTCCTCCAATTCACCATTAACAAGAGCTGGAGAAACTCCAATCCATTCACTCAAACCATAGGATTCCAGGTGTCTCCCTGTTCCAGTTTCAACTTTCCCGAACTTGCAGATCACCCCATCTTGAATCAAAGCCCTTCGAGCGTTTTGCAATACGGACCCGGAGATTGGAGTGAATACTTGTGAGTAAAGATTCAAGAGTTCCACATGAGTTAATGGACAACCAGCTGATCTGAACAGTTCGATGATTTGCTCAGGAGTAGGAATCATCACCAACTCCTGTCATTTTCATCAGATCATCAAGGTCAATGATCGCCAAAGTTGGTTCACCCTTGACACCTGGATCAGCTATAAACACAAAAGGGCGAACATCACCAATCGCTCTTGAAGAATTGGATTGGCTTCTCGCGTCTAGGTAGCGCGTGAGTATCGGAGAGATTTGTTTTCCTGTCTTGACTTCACATCGCCATTCATGAACCCATGATTCTTCATGGGAGCTGGTTCCGTAACCAGTTGATGCTCCAATTTTGTTCGCAACGTCACGGTGAAGGCGTTTACCCCTTCTCGAATTTCGCCCTGCGATACACGCTCGGCATTTGCAGGCTCTCGCGTGACCTTTACCAGTCGAAGCTGGTACTCCCTCAATGCCACAACCACATTTGCAAGGTCGGCGATTCTTTTCCCGAATTTGTATCACCATTATTCGACCCCTGCTGAAGATCTCAGCTCCAGCTCTTGCTCTTGAATAAGAGCTTTCAGAAACTTCTCAGCTGATTCAGCGTTCTTTTGTGTTTCTTTATATTTGGGATGTTTCTCCCGATAGATCGACCATTCTTCCCCCCGAACTTCATCGAGCTTCAAAGCCATTGAAGTGCATCTTTTCAAAGTGTCCGCTTGAATGGGTTCTTTTTTCGCTTCAGGTTCCTCCGTCAAAAATGGTTCCCCCTTGTTTGCGTTTTCTCCTCGTTTCACTTTTGCCATTTCTTCAGCTGAAGGGCGTGGCATGTTCCTGTTGTAAAGATTCGCGTTGCTTAAAGCTCTCCCGATGGCACTTGTCTCACAATTCTCCACATGAGAGAACTTGTTCGCCATTCCTCCAACGCCGACAGTCTCCGAAGCGTAACCTGTGCTGAATGGAGTCGCGTCATCCTTGTCTGAATACAAGTCAGCTCGAAAAACTATCGTATTGATGTCAGTCAAGTCCGAAATGATTGTTGTCGCTATTCTTCCACTTGGATGCTTCTCCCAAAAGAGTGGGATTCGATCTTTTACTTCTTCGTAGTTTTTCAATCCGTTCATGGCTGAATCTTTACACCGATTAACAGGGAGTTCAATGCCTGAAAACTGTCAACTCATGTATCCACAAGCCTTATCCACAAACCGGAACAAATACTGTCCGTTGATTCAGTAATCTCTCCAAATTTTTGTCCCAATTTCCACAGAAAAAAATCTCGTTTTTTTACCGGATTAAACCTGCAACTTGCTCGAAAGCTGTCGCTTTGCTCTCAACAGTTACGTGCTGATAAATGTCAGCCGTGACGGTGATCTCTGAGTGACCCAACATATCTGAAAGAACCTTCAAGGGAACTCCAGCTTCAAGAGCAACCGTGGCGAAAGTATGTCTCAAACCGTGAAGCCCGATGTTGGTCAAACCCAGTTCCTTCACGTACCTGCTGAACCTTTTTGAGAAACTGTCAGGATTGAGAATTGAGCCATCAGCGTTCACGAATAAAGCTCCACGCTCATTAGTCCACTCATCCTGGTATTCAAGTTCATAGGTGGCTCGCTTGAATTGTTGCTCCCTGATAGCTGTGACCGCTTCATCTATCAAAATGACTGTTCTATTACTGCTGGAAGTTTTCGGAGTTTGCCATTCAGGATTCCCATTGATATCCAAAGTGAGTTGTCGTTTAATTTTCAAAGTTGGCTTCTCCCGGTCCGTCAAATCAAGAGAATCATCACATATTCCTATCGCTTCGCCCCTTCGTAAACCGCTGAAAATAATGATCTCGTAAAACCACCGCTCAGGGTGATCGTCTTTCGCTATTGCATCCCTGAAAATTTTGAGTTCTTCAACATTCCAGAATTTTTCAGCCTTCTTGATTTTTGTCTCTGAAACAACATCTGATCTCTTAACTCTTAGAAAAGGGTTAGCGCCTAAAAAGCCGTTTTTGTGAGCAATCGCGAAGCAAGTCCTGACTATATGCCAAACATTCGAATCGCGTCTTAGCCTGTCGTGATCCTTGAAGAATCTCACAATGTCTAATGGGCGTACTTCAGCCATGACACGCTTACCCCATCGGGGGCGAATGTGTAATTCATAGATAGTGGCATAATTGTCGAGCGTCTTTTTCTTGATTGTTCCGAGCTTCACTCGCATCTCCAGCTCCTCCACATACAATTCCCATGCTTGAGCAACTGTGAAACCCCTATCAATTACAAGTTCACCTGATGAATTTTCAGCCATCAGATCAGAAAGAACTGACTTGGCTTCAGCTTGAGTAGCTAGTCCACCTTTTGTTTTTTCTTTACGTTGACCAGTAATCGGATCAGGGAACTTAAAACGAACGTAATAAGAACCCTTTTTTCCGTATTTTCCATTTATGTCAAGTTTGAAAGTGCCTGACGGTTTGTGCATTGCTTGTCCCTCCATTGTTGATAATTCCTCACACCGTCACCGCGATGCAAGGAGTTTTGTGGATAAATTTCCGCAACAAGCAAAAATTTTGGGGGGGTTTTGGGGGGATATGATCCCTCCAGGTGTCCCAACAGCCCTCTGACCTGCGGTTTTGTCCCACAGAGCGTCATGCTCCTCCGATTAAGTATGTATAAGTAACCCCTATACACACCCCTGTGGATACACCTTAAACATAGGCTTTTCCGCAGTAGCTCGGTGTTTTTGCTCGCTTCCACATCAAACAGTCTTTCATATACTGGGCGAATTTTGGGGGGGTTTTGGGGGGACACCCCTATTTATCCCCAAGCATCTATCCACAAGCCTGTGAATAGTGCTACCCCATAACGCGAAAAACCCCCTCCCAACTAGCGGAGGGACCGACAAGCTGGAAGGGGGCGAACTATAAAATTGTTGTATAAAAGCTATTTTTTCAATGACCTATGACCCATCTGCAATGCTGGGAACGTCTTAGAAGGGCTGTACGGAGGAGCTTTTTTAGCAATCATCCTGATAAACCTTGTTTTAGCCTCCTGAAGGGTGATTCCGGAGAAAATCATCATAAGAAGTCATTCCATCACCATCACCAAGATGAATAACTGTGTAACTATAAGGAGGAGCATCACTTCCACCGCCTCCAAGTGTCACCGATATTGCTCCGACTAGAGTACCGACAGCGACCAACAAACCTGTGACAGCGACAACAAGTTTCGTGGTTCGTGAGAGCTTGTCTTTTTCTTCAGCCATTTACCCTCCAAGAGATCCCAACAGTTCGTTTGCCCAGCTTCGACTTTCTAAAACAGACCACAACACTTCAACACGACCTCCGAGATCATAAATTTGATTGTAAAGATCATCCAGTTGCCATTGATTATCGGACCCGGAACTCCATTGAAGCTCAAGAACTTGTCTTGTTAGATCATCAATTTTCCATGAGACATCTTCTTCATTAAAAACAGTTGTTTCGAGAACTGTCATACGCCGTTCAAGGTCATCCATCTCCCATGTGTCGTCAGGATTTGACCAACCCAAAGTCTCAACAGCAACCAAGCGAGCTTTCATGTCATCCAGCTCCCAAGGTTCCAAAGATTCGCTTTCAGCTTCTCGAAGAATTAAATCATCAACTTTCCATTCCAAATCTGACATATCAATCGACAAATCTGATATTTGTTGCATGTTTGTTTGTATATCAGCCCAAGCGAAAGCATCATTCTCAGCGTTTCGCTGAATGTCCTGCATCTGATTGAACAGCTGATCTGTTCTCATGCTCACCTGGTTTGCCAAGTCTGTCGCATAGGACAGCTCATCAATAGCTGTTGTCAGAGCTTCTACAGAGTTGCTGTTCTCGTTTATTTGCGAACGAATCATCATGCCTTGCCAAAATATGAAACCAAGAGCCACAACAATCGAAGTGGCGGTTCCGAGATTCATGCGCGGAAGTTTCCATTGCTTCCAGCTGGTTGATTCTTCTTTTTTGTCTGTCACTTAACCAAACTAGGAGACTTGTCTCCGATAGGAAGGACACTAGCGACCCACCCTTTAATTACTGCAAGACCAGCTGTGACACCGCCCATTGCGATCAGTTTCCATTGGTCAACGCCCATATCGAGAACGCTGTTAGTGCCGAGAGCCGCAAGACATCCTTGAATGCCTGAAGCGATTGTTCGTTCTGCTAAATCTTTGTAACTCATTTCTCATCTGCTTTCCAAAGTTCATCCCAAGTGATCCGACCACATATGCCGTCAACTAGAAGTCCCCTTTTGTCTTGAAAACGTGCAACAGCTGTTTCCGTTTTGGAGCCAGCTATGCCGTCTATTGGACCCGGATCAAGCCCAAGAGCTTTCAATCGGGTTTGTAAAGTTGTAACTGCATCACCTCGAATACCTTTTTTGATTGGTTTCTCGGAGACAAGTTTTCCCTGTTCTTCAATTCGTTTCAGAACAGCTCCCCAGTCGATTGCTACATCATCAACAGGGTCATTGAAATCTTCAGGTTCTTCCCTAGAGCCTTTCCACCAGTCGGGGTAGATTCCAGGTAGAGGCTTGGCTCCCTCAGCTGAAGGGCTTTGAGCCACATGATGCCAAGGCTCGTCAGCAATGTTCGCATATAAACCAACTCCTCTGAGAGTTCGATGAACCCTTGACCAGCTGGATCGCCACTTGTGAGAGACATCAACTGCGTAACCATACCCAGCTGTGCCATCCAAATTCGCTTGTTGCATGTGGTAGCTACCGCGCCAACCGCCAGCCAATTCCCGATCAGGGTTGGCTGCCAAAACTCCGCGACCTTCTTTATAGGCTTGATGGAGCTTCACTTGTTCTTCTCTTGGTCGAACAGCGCTCGTTATCACCAAGACTTCTCGAATATGAGGATCACTTCTGTAAGCCTCAGCGAGTCTGAAAGCCGTCAAAGGGTCAAGCAACAGCACGTTCTCATCCCCATCTTCTCGGAACTGCATCAACAGCTCCTTGTCGTCAATTTCTGTCATTTCTGCTCCTTGTTGGATGGTGAAAGCTCCTGAACATAAGCGAGTTTTTTCATCCACCGTTGAACCTCAGTCATACTTCATCCCTGTCAGGTTTAATAAAAGACCACCAAAGTTGAAGAACATATCGAGTTTCAGTTTTTGTTGGAAGGGTGTGATGTGCATGAGTCCAACCTGATGGAAAAATAACTCCCACACCTTCTTTTGGTTTCACAAACAGATTCTGCTGTGGGAACTCCAACTCCCCACCTTCACCTTCAATAGTGTTCAAAAACAGTACAAAACTTAAATGCCGATTCGGTAAACCTTGACCGATGTTGGGTGCATAATCTGAATGAACACCGTGAAAAGCCTGACCTGCTTTGTATCGAAGAATGTTGTACGCCTCCTCAACACGAAAAGGTGGAAAGTCATTAGCCGCTGGTAGAGATATCAAATAATGATTCAAACAATCAGAAGCAAACTTCAACAAAGGTTGATGATTGAGGACTGGTTCCTGCTGTACAGAAAATAAAAGTTGGTCTGAATCTCGATATTTGGGGTAATGCCCCATAGAACTCTCAAGTTCATTTTCATTCTTGCCCCAGCAACGTGATTCTTCCCAGTTTCCATGTTCTTCAGCTTCGTCAATGGTTGCAACACAAGGAAGTGTGTCATCCATTTGATAAGACGCAACAAAAGAATCGACCCACGTGGCTGTCATTGAAACACTTTGTTCCATCATGGATTCACCCACTTTTGCTCTGCTTCATTCCACTCCCACGGAGCCTGTTCAGGGTCAGGAACATCGACTGGTGATATCCAATAGGCAACATCTTCATCAGGATCTTCCCACCATGTCACCCAAGACGGATAAGGCGGAGGAGGTTTAACCCAACTCGTTGAATCCTCATCCCATGCGTAACCCTTTTCAGTTCGTGCAACTGGTGGTTGCCAAATGTAATCACTATCTAATACCCATGAAGGAAACGGTTGCGGAGCATAAAAAACATCATTGCTTTCATCGTAAGTCCACCCCACCCCAGCGAACCATTGACGAAAATTGTGGTTGACAGAAGTTTGAACCCAAGTACCTTTTGTCTCAGGTCGTAACTCCTTGAGAAAGTCAACACCTCGTTGTTCCTCCTCTACCTCATCCACAGTTGTGATGTCATTACTTACAGCGATAACTGTTTGCACTACACCGTCTTTTACTTCAGCGAAATGAGCCATCTATATCACCACTCGTAAGGGAATCGAACTACACAAGCACCAGCCCACCCAGCGCCTCCGCTATAGCCACCAGCCGCACCAGCCACACCGCCGTTTCCGTAATACAGACTGGCACCAGTAGCACCCCTAGGGAAGTTTTGGTTGTAACCACCGCCACCTCCACCACCGCCGAATGCGTTTTCAGATGCCCCAGTTCGTATAACAGTTGTTACTGCATACCCTCCAGCACCTCCCCACATATTACTTGGTGAACCGAATCCCGAAAGTCCTGCTTGACCACTTCCACCACCACCACCGCCGGTGTCGGGATAAAAACCAACACCCCAAACTCCAGCGTTTCCTGCGTAACCCTCTACAGGTGAGTATCCCCCCGAATTTCCAGCACCACCAGGGTCACCGTAGAAAGAAGAACCACCACCGCCAGCCCCTCCAGCTCCTGCGTAATAATTCGGGTAGCGACCTCCATGACCACCACCAGTACATGCCACCAATGTGCCAGCACTAGCACCAACAAATGTTGAATTAACTCCATCACCTGCGCTGTTGTAATTAGGAGCGCCAGTTAAACCTGCTGACCCACCTGCGCCAAGAGTGATTGTCCAAACTTGAGCGGCGGTACTACCAGCAATCGCCAGTTCTCGACAGCCTCCACCGCCACCACCGCCTGCGGTATAGTCTCCCGACCCTCCTCCACCACCTGCTCCAAGCAGGACTTTTATTTCCTGTTGAAGTGGATTACCAACAACGGTGAAAGTGCCACTACCTGTCCAATACAAGGAACGGTATTTTGTCCCGCTGTATGTATGGTCATTACTTGTAGGACTTCCAGTTGTCGAATAAGTAATTATCTGTGCGCCTGCACCTGATGATTGAATCGCTCCGATTATTAAAGGATTAAAAGTCATTAAGCCAACTTTCCAATGAGTGTCCAAGCATCAGTTGCCGTTTTTATCAAAGCCGCTGAAGCGTATTGACCATCTATCTCTTTTGAGGAATCAACAGATGTTATTGTCACGCCCGACCCTTGGGCAAGAGTGCAGTTAGCAGAGCCAATGTTTTGGACAATGATTTGTGTCCCTGTTGCGTAAGCAACTGAAGAATTTGGTGGAACTGTGAATGTTTGTGCGGAACCGTTAGAAGAAGTAACAAGTTTTCCTGCATCAGCAAGAACGAAAGTGTAAGTGGTTCCTGTCTGTGCATTTATTTGAATGGGTGCTTCGACTCCACCTGAGACAGTCAATTTGTCTGTTACTGTCACGTTGCCATCGGGAACATCTAAAGCTGTTGCTCCATCGGTTCCTGTGATCGTGAGCTTCTCCGCTGAAGAATCCCACACCATCGAATCACCAGCCGTGTCCGAGTAGAACGTGACATCTTCGCCAGCACCATCAGAACCAACTGTGAGAGTTCCGTCACCTATGACAACATTGCCATCAGTAATATCCAAAACTGTAGCTCCGTTAGTTCCTTCCAGGATGAGCTTCTCCTCCGAAGCATCCCACATGGCGTAATCGCCAGCAGTTGCAGAGTGCCAAGTCATATCCACACCTGAACCGTCAGAACCGACATCAACAGCCGCATCAATCGCAAGATTTACCGTAGCCGCTCCACTCGTTGCTCCCCCCGAAATGTTGGTTCCAGCAACCACGCTGGTAATGTCGCCACTCGCCGCCGCCGCCCAAGCTAAACCTGAAGCTGTCGAGCTGTCTGCTGTTAAAACCTGAGTATTGGAACCGACTGTGAGCTTTGTCGCCGCATCAGCTCCAGTTCCAACTATCAGATCACCTTTTGCATCCGTGTCAACCGTCAACGTCACATCTCCTGAAGTGCCTCCTCCAGCAAGTCCCGACCCAGCCGTGACAGCTGTAATATCGGCGGTTAATGAAGTAGCTGTCCAAGAGCTTCCGTCATAAAACTGGAGAGCGTTGCTTCCAGTCAGATACACAAACATGCCTTCTGAAGGACTTGAGATAGCCGCATCTCTAGCTGTCGCATCCGCGAAAGCCATGATCGTCTGTTGCATCAGATACGTATTGACTTCTGCGGCGGTAAGCACAGATCCATCAGAGAAATTCTTAAAACCGGCTCCTGCCATGTTTCCTCCTAATAAGCGAGAACCGAAGTTCCCAAAACGCCATTGATCGTGGAACCAAGAATGAATCCTGCAACCAAAGGCTCTGTTGTTGTGAATGTCGTCTTAAAAATAGACGGCGTTATCATGTGTTGTACCCCTTGAACGGTCAAAGTTTTTGTTGTCCGGGTCCCATTCGGGTACGAACGATTAACGGTAATAGGGGAATAAAAATCTAAGTCTAAAGCCGCAGAAATTCTCGCGGAGTTGTCAGCTGTTGCATCAATCGTCAGCTGTTGAACTCTCAAATCGGGGTCTTTTCTAGCGGACAAAATTGCATTCGCTTGGGAAAGAGCGTCAGCGTTGGTCTGCATCAGAAGCCCTGTCCGTGTCATGTTTCGTTCAAAATAATCCGTGATACTGGTCGCATCGGAAACTGTTTGAACAGAACCACCGCTCCTGGTGACGCTGATTTTGTTTCTCAGGAGTCTCTCATCAATTTGGAGAGCTACCCCTTCGTATGCGATGTCAGTTCCATCGTCATCAAAAACTGTTGGCGATCCGTCAAGAGCTTTAATCGCTT